CTCTTAGCTCGTCTTCGTCTTCGTCGGCGTCGACGAATTCCAGTTCGAGTTCGTCAACGGTACAGCGGTCGTCGTCGTCCAGTTCCTCGAATAGTTCGTCGAGTTCCGTGTCAGCGAGTTCGATGTCCCCTTCCTCGAATAGTTCGTCGACCAGTTCTAGTTCCTCGACAGCCGAATTGTCCCGTTCGACCAGTTCGTCGTCGTCAACGAACTCTAGCAGTTCCTCGTCAACGAATTCCAGTAGTACGTCGTCAACGAACTCGAACAGTTCCTCTAGCAATTCCAGCAGCTCTGCAAGTAGCAATTCGAGCAGCTCGTCTGGTTCAACGAGCACGATTGAGCAATCAGGATCGACTTCGTCTAGTTCGGCATCAAGTTCCAGCAGTAGCTCCACGCAGAGCCAAGCGTAATGACCCCCAACGAAACCAACGCAAGCCTGGTCGATCTGGTCCGCAACCGAACCGAGCGGATGACGCTTGGCGGTTGCGGAATCCGGCTGGCAGCGGACTACGTTCGGGGCGTGCTAATTGCGGCGGGAATGGACGGAACGGTCATGTTTCCGGGCGCTCCGAACCTGCTCAAGGAAGCCGAAACGCGGCTCGTCTACCGCAACGACGAAATGGCCTACGAGCCGCCGATGACCTCGATGCCGGCTATCGAGACCTACTGAAAGAGCGTAGGCGTCGCCGTGCCTCCGCGAACGCTGATGGTATTCGAGAACATCGTGAGCACGAGCCAAGAGGATCGGGATGGCGACGTGCTTTGCAGCGAGGGAGCGATTATCGACCCCAAGATGCCGCTGCTCTGGCACCACATGCGGCCGGCGATTGTCGGCAAGATGCTTTGCGTGCGCGAGCAAAACGCAAAGCACGTCCGGGTCGCATCGGCAGTGATGGAATCGCCGCTCGGGCAGGATGTAGCGAACCTGATTGAGTTCGGGGCCTTGCGAATTAGCCACGGCTTTCGACCGTTGGAGTTCGCGCCGCGAGAGCGGGATAAGGGGCTGCTGGATGGTCGCAGTGGACCGCGAGGTTTTCGGATTTCTTCGTTTGAGTGCTTAGAGGAAAGCGTCGTTTCGGTGCCTAGTAATACCGGCGCGGAAATCATCGCCTAGAGCCGTGGTAAGGTCCACACGCCGCTAGTCAAGTCATGGTGCAAGTCACTCTACGAGCAGAGGGACAAGGTCTTCCAGTCCGGGGCTGTCCAGAAAATCAGCATCCCTATCGAGTTGAAGATCGACGTGCGGCCCACCTTCGCCGAGGGCGGCGTTGTAGGTGCCCACGTGATCCAGCCTGCGGGCCCCGAGGTGATCGTTCCCGACTACTCGATTGGCGAGCGACCGCCGCAAGAGGGCGAGACATTCACGGAGAAGCGAAACAATACCGAGCTTTCGCAGCAAGAGGTACGGGACTTCATTCGCTCGCTTCAGCCCGGCGACTTGGTGGCCGTGGAAGAGAAGACCGAGGCGGACGTGGCACAAGATAGCCAGGCGGTTTACCGGGGCTGGAACGGACGTGTGGAAGAGGTATCGCCCGACTATGCGGAAGTGGCGGTCGTGAAGACGGATGGCTCGCCTACGCGGATTGAGGCAAGCGGACGCTACCGGGCATTGGTGCGACAGCCGGAGCCGAAACCCGAGGCGAGCGCTCTGGACATGCTGCGGATTGAGCCGCAACCGAAAGGGGCGGAAGTGACAACGCCTTCCGACGCCCGCCGCTTGGCAAGCCAATGCCAGGAGAACACGCGGCTCGCCAAGTTTCTCCAGACGCCTTTGAGAAGTTCCGCCGCGAGAACGATAAGTTCGGTGCTGGCATTCATGCGATCTGGGGTATCACGGCGGATGGCAAGACCGAGGTGCAATCCATCCGCTTTGATAGTTCCAAGTTCACCGAAGACGAGGCTAAGGCTTGGCTGGAGAAACACGGCTTCAAGACGACCATAGAACCGGCGGCTGAGCCGGAGGAGAAGACGATGAGCACGATCGAAACCAAGGCCGAGGCTGCTCAAGGCTCGACCATGATCGAAATGATCAATGGAGCCAAATCGGCTATCCAGGTCGCCGTCAAGCAGATCGACACGGCGGGATCGCATATCGGCGACGTGCGAACCTACTTCACCACTGGCGAGAAAGCCGCCAAGCCGGAGACTGACCATGGAGCGAAGTTGGACGCGGCCAGCTACGCCATCGGCAACGCCAAGGGCTCGCTGAAAGCAGCCAGTGATCATTGCGGCGGGATGAAAAAGCAAATGAACGAGAAGTCGTTTCTCGAACCACGCGACAGTAAGCAAGGCAATGCGATGCAAGCCTGTGCCGAAGCCTGCGAGGCTTGCGAGGAGGCTTGCGAAGCGTGCGTAGCAGATATGACGGATGCGACGTGCAAGGCGTGTGCGGCCGCTTGCTTGGCTTGTGCAAAAGCGTGCGACGCCTGCGATATGCCCGAGTGCGATGCTTGTGCGAAAGTTTGCCGGGCGTGTGCGGAGGCGTGCAAAGCAGGGCCTAGTGACGAGTGCATGGCAGCTTGTAAGGCGTGCATGGCAGCTTGCACAAAATGTGCGGCGGCGTGCGAGAAAACCACCAAGGCCGGTCGCGTGCTCTCCGCCGCCAACGAAGAGAAGCTCCAGGCCGCCCTGGATGCCCTCAAGGAAATCATCGAGCAAGTCAAGCCGCCGATTGCAGATAGCGACTACAAGCCAGTTGTCGAGCCCACGGCTCCCGATGGCAACCAGCCGGCCAAGCCAGTAGAGACCACGGCCAATAAGCCAACGCCGGTTGACCTCAATAAGCCGGACGGCTCGCTGAGCTTGCAAGCATCGGCACAGGCAATCGTGCGACGAATGCTTGACCCGATGGACGCTTCGGATATCCGGGCAGTTGGCAAGCTAGCAGAAGCGATCAGCGTGGAAATGAAGAGTCACGAGAGGGCGAATCGGCGTGCGTCGTTTAGGAAAGCATTGAGTCTTAACCGCTAGGCCGTTGGGCCAGCATCCACCCCTTTTTAGAAGGAGCGTCAGATGAATCTGACCACCAAGTTGAAGGGCTGGCTGACCGAGAACTGTGGCGTCTCGGCTACGGCCAGCGATGAGTTGTTCAAGAACGCGGCTGGGGCGGCGTGGGCTGCCGACAAGTTGACGCCGGCCAAGGCTGCCGAGTTGACCGATGAAGGTGGGAGCGATCCCGAAGACCTGATCGGCAAGGCGGTCGCCAAGCACCTGGAGCCGTTTATGGCCAAGCTGGCTCAGCGGGAGACGTTCTCGTTTACCCAGCCGACGCGCTCGACTCTGGATAGCGCGTTGACGAAGGCTACTCACGATGAGCCCGAGCAGAAGTCCGGCAGTCAGAAAGCCAACCGAATCTTCGGCATGGCCGACACTGACAGTCAGACTCGCGTGCGCGTCAAGAGTCCGATCGAGAGCTATAGCAGCACGAAGGGTGCGATCTTTCACTCGAAAGAATCGAAACACTCTCACTTGCGTGGTATGCCCGCCATGTTCGGCGATACGCCGCTGATAGCACCAGTCAGGCGGACAAGGCGGTTATCGGGGCCATCACGAAGTGGATGGTGAACCAGCCGGCCAACAACGGTACGGGCGGGCGCGTGCCCCCGTGCATGAAGATGACCGACCATGATCGGCAGTTGGTGGAGTATGCGGTCCACGAACTGCCCTGGACGGGAATCCTCAAGTCTCGGGGTGAATACAGCGGCATTGACAATGGAGGTATCGAGGTCGACGGTCGTAAGTTGGCAGACTTCGAGAAGAAGGTGCTGCTGGACGATTCCACCTCGGGCGGTGTCGAGGCGGTTCCGCTTGTCTTCGATGCTGCGATTATCACCACGCCCGTCTTGTTCGGAGAGTTGTTCCCGTTGATCAATGTGGTGCCTATCGCACGCGGCCGACGTATCCAGGGGTCTTCGATCAGCAACTTGACCTGGACTTCATCGCCCGCGGAAGGAACCGCCATTACGCCGTTCAGCACCGCCAGCATGATTTCGGCGTTCTCCAACACCATCTACCCTGCAACGGCTGCGGTTGAGATCGGCAACGACTTCCAAGAGGATTCGCCAATCAACATCGCCTCCATCATCGTGGAAAAGGCGGGGCAGAAGGCCATGGAGTGGCTGGACAACCAGATCGCCAATGGTGACGGAACGACCGAGCCGCAGGGAATTTTCAACGCCAGCGGTACGGTCGACATCGGCAACCCGGCCGGCGGCTCTGGGGCAACTGCCCAGATTACCGATTACGAGAATCTGTACTTCGGAGTCACGAAGGCATATCGGCCGCCGTCCGATAGGGACCGCACTGTGTTCATTGCCAATGACACGAGCTACAAGCGTGCTCGTCAGATTTACGTCGGGGCAGCGGATGCCCGGCGTGTGTTCGGTATGGATCACCAGGGCTATAAGCTCCTGGACACGCCATTCAAGGTCCAGAATGACATTGGCAACGACTACTGTGCGTGCGCTAATCTGCGGTACTATCGCATGTATCGCCGGCTTGGCATGAATGTCCGGACCGAGACCGGAGGCAGCACGCTTGCTTTGGCCAACAAGACCCTGATCGTTCTCCGTATGCGGTGGGCGGGCAAGATCGAGTTGGGCGGGGCGGTGGCTTTCTCCGACAACTGGGCGGCGTAAGCTGCATTGACTTAGTTTCCTGTGTCAGCCCCTGCGGGCCGCTTTCGCTCGGCCCGCAGGGGACTGTTAAATCCGAGCGAAACAATCGAGGGCGAATGCCATGCGACGAACTGCGAAGATTGCTCCGAGCGAGATCGTAATCGAAATCGCTACCAAACAGAACTCCAATGTTCTCTTCCACCCACTCGGCTCGGTCACTCTGCGTGGCCGGTGGGACCCCAGCAATGTACGTTTGGATTGGGACGACGACAGCCCCTATCGTGGGCTCCCATTAGTTCCCGGTATCTACGTCTGTTTGGACGTAAAAGGACGAACGCTTCGGGGTGTCGATCCATTGGGGCTAGAGCAAAACGAAGGGCTCCTGGAAACGGTCAAGGCGTGTGCCAAGGCCGACCAAGGCGAAGTGGGCCCCATGCTGGAGACCCGTTTGGAACGGCTCAACGAGACCGAAATCAAGACGGCTCTGTACCGCATGTGGGAAGCGGTTGACAGCAAGCACGCTGTCATAGTGCAAGGCGAGTTCCCTAAACGGGAAGTGATTTTGGCCATGCCCGGGCAGCTTCTCTTGCGGGCGGGCGGCGCTGAGCGATGCTACGATCCGCTCTACTCACTCGATAAGCCGTTGCCTCCGTTTGCCACTGAGGCGGAAATGGAACGGCTCGGGGCGGTTTCTGTGAAAGTGTGATAGTTCAACAAGGGCGATCAAGAGCGTGAACCGGTCGACTTCGCCCTCGACTGTCGCCGATGCCTGCCTTGGGGATGTTACCCGGGGCAGGCTCGGCGTTATTGAGAGGCGTTGAAGATGCAAGAGCATTACCAAACCAAAGTGATGACTCCTAAATCGTCATCCTCGGAGCCGTGTCGAGAGTGCGGCGGATCGGGGGAAGTGGAGGAGCGAATTCCAAGCCCTAAGGGTACAGTAATTCGTCATCATCGGTGTCCGTTGTGCGGGACTACTGCAAAGGGATATCGGATCAAGTAAGGATGTGCGATCGTGATTGTCACAGAAACCGAAGCACGAGCCTTTTGCGGAGCACCCGAAGGCGACCCGGTATTGACGATGATTCACCGGGGCGTCGAGAATGACATTACGCAATTTCTCGGATGGAAACCAGAACGTCAGACCCACACTCGCACATTTCCGCATTCTGAATTCGGCGGACGTGATGATTACTTTGTCGGCTCATTCGGTGTCGTCCCTCGTGCTGGCGGTGTAACGGACGTTCTTGCCCTGGATCACAAGTACGTGCTCAATGATGGCACGCTCTACGTCCAGGAATCAGCCGGGGCTTACTTCGGCCAGACGACCAATACAACGTGGCAAACGCTTACCAAGGGCAGCCATTATGCAATTGAAGTTGATGAGGATGAGTCATCGGATGGCGGACACGTAAGCCGCAGCGGAACTCTATTGCGAATTGGAACTGAATGGCCGAAGTCTCGCGGCTCGGTCAGGGTGACATACAACGCAGGCTTCACGGCAACGGAACTTGACGGCTCGCTCAGCGGCGAAGCCGATTACACCGACGCTAGTGCCATCAAGTATAGCGTGATGCAAGCCCTGGGGCGCGCATTCAACCAGGCCAAAATGCACCAGTACACGCAACAGACGGGGCGGCCTGGCGGTCTGGCAACGTCTGAGTCTATCTCCGGCTATTCGTACTCACTTGACGGGGCATCCGCCCAGATGACCGTGGGTCTCGGCATGGTACTTCCGGTTGAGGTTATGCAGCGGCTCCAGAAGTTTCGCAAGTACGGGAGCTTGCTGCGATGAGCGTCCAGACCTTAATGAGTCGCGATGAGATATCCGTCTTCGAGGTCGTCTATGCTCAAGACGACATGATGAGTTGGACGGAGACCCAGAGCACACGACGCCGCAAGCTAAAGTGCCGCATGGTGCCGATGGACCGGGAGGAAAAGGTTTTGCACGATATTCCGATTCTAGAGGAAGTCTACAAGGCGTTTTTCTTCGTCGACCCGGAACTGATGCTGAAGCACATGGCGATTTATCAAGGCAAGGTATTCGACGTGACAAGCAACCTGAATCTGTCCGGGCAAGGATGGGTATGGGAAGTCACGTTACGGCATCATCCAGGATTGCAGATTTCGGCGTGAGCAATGACGCACATAAACTGGCATGGCGATAAGGTACTAAAGGAGATCACTGGCAGCGATGGACCTGCATGGAAGCGGGTCATGGCGGCAGGAACGTACTTGAAGGCGAGGATTCAGGCGAATGTAAGTATTGCAACTGAGGCGGCTGGACCAAGTAAGCCGAGAGAATATCCGCATATTGGATATCACCCGCCTATACCTGGCGGAACCCTTCGCAAGTCAATTTTCCTTCGGCCACGCAAGAACGCTCTGGCCGTGGATATTGGAACGAAGCTCGTTTACGGCATCCATTGGGAGCTTACAAACCGGCCTTACATTCGACGAACCTATGCCGAGCAGTTGGGCCAGATCAAGGCCATCCTCGAAGGCCGTATGACGCGAACGATTGAGGATGTGCGGGCAGAGGCAGGGGCAATGCGAGAACGACACAAGGCGCAAAAGGCGACGATCTTGGCAAAGAAGAAAGTGGCGAGGGAAGTCAAGCAAGCCAAGAAGGCGGGGAAGCGAGCGGCATTCAAGGCCAAGGAACAAGCAAAGCGCAGTAGGCAGCGGCGCGGGAAGAAGTAACGGCTGCCGGATGCGAGAGTAATTAGTAATGGCATCGGCCTGAAGGTAATCGACGATGATAGGCGAGTTGCTAAAGGCAATCCGGCTTCGCTGGATTGCGAAAGCTATGGGATCGGTCTTTGTCGGTGGAATCACCGAGGGGCAACTTCCGCCTGTCGAGAAAACAACCGTCCTGCCGTTGGTCAGCGTCGATATCATCGGAGTTAGCAGCACGGGTCGCGCCAGTTCGGATTCGTCCAATCAGATTCAGCAATACGAGACCGTCATGCTGGACTTCACAGTCCGGGCCCGTGGCGGTCTTTCTGTTTGTTCGGGATTGGTAGAGCAATTGAAGGCGGTCTATAGCAATATGCACGCAACGCTCGGTAGCGGGGTGTCGATCAAGAAGTTCTTTTGGCAGGGCGAGAGTCAGATTCAGGACTTAGATCATCCGAACGTATGGGATTGGAGTATCACATACGCGGCAGTGTTGGAGCAGTCCCAAACAGCGGTCAACGTGTAAGGGTAGTACGTGGCGACAAGCCTAAAATGTGACGTGTCTCTGGGGTTGAGCTGGCGGTACGACAAGTCCGACGGTATCGCTACCACTCGGGACACCGGGATTGGCGCTCAAAGTACCAGTTACACATTCGGATCTGGTTCAGATCAAGCGGACGTTCTTTATCGTGGGCGAATAACACTGACTCTTGGTTCGACAATTCAGACAGTCAGCCTTCGAGGGTTGGTCACAGACGTATATGGCGAGACGGTCAATCTTCAGACAGTTCGAGGGTTGGCGATTTTCAATCGTGCGACGACGGCCGGAGACTACATCAAGGTTGGGCCGTTGGCCGCGGCTTCGCCATTCTTAGGACCGTGGAAGAACGCTAGCGGGCAGAATCGACTGGGGCCTGGTGCAAGCCTCGGCTTCAATAGCCCGCTGGACGGCTACAGCGTGGGCTCTTCAGCCCACCAGTTTCAGGTACAGCATATCGGCGTGAGCTATCCGATCACGGTCGATTATGTGGTCCTAGGGATTGCAGGCGACTTGGAGGAAAGCTCGTCAAGCACGTCGAGTTCGTCAATCTCGTCTGTCAGTAGCTCGACAAGCTCGCATACGTCGCCGTCTTCGAGTAGCAAGTCAACGTCAAGTAGCTCCACAAGCACGTCGAGCAAGTCGACCAATTCGTCTTCGACAAGTTCTGCGAGTAGCCAAACGGCTAGCAGTTCCAGTTCGTCGTCGATTTCTCGGTCGGTATCGAGTTCGAGTAGCACGTCAAGCAGCAGCCGGTCGGTTAGTAGTTTCAGTTCGTCAAGCTCCACAAGCAAGTCATCGTCAAGCTCCACAAGCCGGTCAACGAATTCCAGTTCGTCAACGTCAAGCCGGTCAGTATCGAGCCTATCGAGTCGATCCACGCAATCTGCCTCAACTTCAAGTTCGACCAGCACCAGCAAGTCCAGCGGATCGTCGTCAAGCACCTCCAGCCGGTCTACGTCATCCTCGGCAAGTACATCAACGTCGAGTACATCCAAGAGTGCATCAACTAGCTCGTCTACGTCTTCGCGGTCTACGTCCAGCACATCAAGTCGATCGAGCGTGTCGGGAAGCAGCACCTCCAAGTCGTCACTATCGAGCCTGTCGACCGCTTCAACGAATAGCAGTTCCAGTTCGACGAGCAAGTCCGTATCGACCTCTACGTCATCTACCTCGCTGAGCACGTCGTCGAGCAAGAGTACGCAGTCGAGTAGCAGTACCTCACGATCGTCGCTCTCTACGGCAAGCAGCCAGAGCCTATCGACGGCATCGAGTCAGAGCAGTTCGTCGAGTTCCAAGTCGACGAGTTCGTCAACTTCCTCCAGCACAACGGCTAGCTCGGGATCATCGTCGTCGTCAAGCAAGAGCGTGTCGTCTTCGTCGTCGTCAAGCAAGAGCGTGTCGTCCAGTACCAGTAGCAGCACAAGTTCCACGAAGAGCGTGTCGAGTAGCAGTTCCGCCCGCTATTCGTCTTCATCCTCCAGCCTGTAGTATCCGGCAATGGCCAGTACAAAAACCCTCAAGGCAACGAGCTTCGCAACGGTCGATTGGACCTATACGAAGTCCCATGCGCTGGGGTCGGCTGTCGAGAAGAAGAACTATTCTGGTGGGGCCACGTTCAAAAATGATGCCACGGTTGCTCCGGCCAATACGTTGTTGGATTTTCAGGCGAGCGTTGCAATCAGCACGCCAAACTACGATATCGACCTGAATGACCCGGATGCGCCAAAGGATATTTTCGGCGATGCCTTTCAGGTATCTTCGCTCTCGGGAATCTGGGTTAAGAACCTCAGCACCACAGCGGGCGACAACCTTGACGTAGGGCCGCTAGCGGTGGGGAATCCGCTCATTCTGCCGTGGATTGGCGCTAGCAGTGCCAATCGCATCGGTCCCGGCGGCTCCATGATAATCGACGCCCCGGTAAACGCATTTGCGGTAACGGATACCACTAGGGTGTTCCGTATTCAGCACGCTGGGGTGAGCACGTCGATTGCCTTTCAGGTTGTGCTGTTAGGGCTCTGGGGCGACGTGGAAGAGTCGAGTAGCAGCACTTCTAGTTTCTCGGTTTCGTCTTCGTCGTCGACCTCGTCGACCTCATCAACGTCCAGCACGTCGCCTTCGTCTTGGTCGAGTGCTTCGACTAGTACGAGTTCGACGAGTACCGTTATCCTCTCCGGTTCGTCTTCCTCGACTTCCTCCATCACCGCCTCGCTTAGTACCACGTCGAGCAGCACGACGCTGTCGAGCAGTTCCAGCCGGTCGACCAGTTCGCTATCGACGCAATCCTCGTCCAGTTCGACGAGCACGGTGGTAGTTGGTCAATCGAGCAGTTCGAGCACCAGTTCCAGTAGTAGTATCAGCACGCAGTCGTCAATGTCGGCGTCGTCGCTATCGAGTTCATCGTCGACTTCAACGCTCTTGCTAAGTCGGTCTAGTTCGTCGAGCAGCACGGTTGGCGTGGGGAGTGCAAGCTCGTCAAGCAGTTCCTCTAAGAGCGTATCATCGTTAAGTTCGTCAAGTACCGCGTCAAGTGTGAGCACGTCGTCAAGCTCAACTGTCGAGATTAGCGGTTCAAGCTCGTCAAGTTCGACTGTCGAGATTAGCCGTTCAAGCTCGTCATCCAGTACGCCAGGCGAAGTGAGCAGTGCTTCATCGGCGTCAGCCTCTTCGCTTAGCACGCCAAGCTCGCTGTCGCAAGAATCGGTATCGAGTGCGTCATCGTCAAGTGAAAGTGGCGCCGCATGGATTGCTTGGTGCGCTGCGAATAATTCGCCGTGCAACTATTTATGGACTGACGTATGGTCACTACTCGCTCCGGGTACGTGTCCTAATAGCAATGTTCCCGAGGGCTGGACGTGCAAGTGCGGCCCGGCCCCATCCGCCCCGGGTGAGCATTATTACCAAGTTACTGAGGTGCCCTGCGTACCAAACTACGGATAATGTAATGCAACATCAGTTCCAACACATCCTGATAGACAACAACGATACGCGACCGCACTTTCGGTGCAAGGTCTGCCGGCAGTTGGCCGTTGCGCGCAGTACGGATCAAGCCGATATGCAATGGGCCGTTGAAAGACGCGGGCCGTGTCCCGGAGCGTTCGTCAAGCCCCCGCACCAATCGATTCAGTTCGCGGCTCGGGTCGCCCGCTGGCTCAAGGCAAATATGCCGCGTCGAAGTGCTGGCGAAGTGACAAGCATTTGGACATCCTGTTGCGAACCATGCGAGCAACGCGGGAAGGAAGAGAGCATTTGCGGCGCGTGTGCGTGTCGAGTGCTTCCGAGCGGGCCGCCGGAGTGCAACCTGATAGCCATGGCGACCGAGAAATGTCCGATTGGCAAATGGAGCTGAAGATATGGAACACATACTCACACCAGAAGAGCCTACTGAATTCAATAAGTGGCGGTCGCGTCAAGAGTGGCCTATCGGTACTTGTGCTATCTGGATTAAGCCGATTTGCCCAGACAAGATCAGTCTTCCAGGGGTACTGTTTGCGTTAATTACAGAATCGGAATTGATTGCTTTGCGAAAACTTATCGAGGTGGATGCAGATGACGCATCATTGCATCATACATCGGGCGTGGCCATATCCATTAACGGGCGTGCCGTAGGATCTTTGTGGTGTGCGCGAAACGCAACGGCGGAAACGATGAAACGAATCGAGGACGATAGTCGGCTGTAGCAAGTGTGTTGACAACCAAGTTAGGAGGAATGTGCCATGGCTGGTTTTTCCGGCAAGGACGGGTTTGTGGAAAGCGGGTCGACGAGGTTGGCCCAAATCACCAAGTGGGACTTCAGTCCCAAGAGCAACAACCCCGCGTGGGCGTCTAGCGACACGCCGGGGCAGAAGTCTCGCGTGGGCGGAGTCAAGGATTCGTCGGGGTCGTTTGACTTCAAGGTCGACGATACGAGTCCGGCCTACGGAGTCCTGACGGCCGGTAGTACGGTGACGCTGAAACTGTACACGACCACGGGGAAGTATTTTACAGTCCCGGCAATCATCGACGACATGAAGTTTGGCGTCGACGTTGCCGGCGGAGACGCCGTAAGCGGCTCGGCTTCGTTCAGCCAGACGGCCACAATCACGTACCCGTCATAACCCACTAAAGGAGGGCGAATATGGATGGCCTTGGCAGGGCAATTGGAGCCGGTGTGCCGATCCAGTTCAACGGTGAGACGGTGATCCTGGAAGGGGTCACAATCGGCGACTTTGGAGTTATCGAGCAGCACTTGCTGGCGCAACGCCCGAATCCTATGGATTTGGCTCGCCCGCAAGCGATGGAGTTTATCCGAGAGGCTGCATTGATGGCTCCTGGCATCGAGATACGCAAGGCACGGATTGCCTTGTTGGAGAGTTTGCCGAAACCGCTGGCAAATGAGAAGGTAGAGCTAACGGAGTTGCAGGCAGCCGTTGCCGTCGATGAATCGGTAAAGGCAGAGTATGTTTCCATGGCTGAAAAGCTAATGGCAGACGCGCGTACGGAAGCGATGCGTAAGAACAAGATTTCGCCGCGTGAGGTTGCTGCATGGATTGACACTGTCGAGGGTCTGACGTTCACGCTCTGGATGAAACTCGGCAAGCGGTATCCGGGGAAGTACAGCCTGGAGCAGACCCAGCAAATCATGCAGTCGATGCACGATTCCGATCAGGATCGGTTGAAGAAACTACGGGACCAGGCCAGCGGCCTTGATTCACTGGGAAACTCGACTGGCCCGACCTTGACGGCGGCGGAGGCCGGGCCAACTGGCGGATGATTCTTCGGAGCATTGCAGAGAGCGATTATCATTTTGACGCCGCTATCGTTAAGGACTGGACATTCTATCAGTTGCGGATATACCTCTGTGAAAAGAAGTGTATGAATGCGAAGGTTGAGTTTGCCACGTCTGAAGAAGCCTTGGCTTACGCGGCGGCATCCCGCGAGCAAAAGCGTCCCAAGCTCAAGACGTTCAACTTTGAGAAGGTGTAACCTATGGCCTCAGCATTAGCAGAAGCCTATGTCACGATCTCGATGGACGGTGGCAAAGTCCCCAGCCAGCTTTCCAACCTAAAGAGCATGGTAGCTGGTGCCGTTGGCGACATGGCCAGCACCTTTGCGATGACGGGGTTTGTGTTCCACAAGTTGGTTGATACAGCCAAGGAATTCGCTATGGCGATTTCCGAGGATGAGGAGGAGGTTATCCGTTTCAACAATGCCGTCGAGGCATCGGGGCGTGGGCAAGCGTTTGTACAGATGACCCAGCAAATCGGGCGGGCCAGTGCCGCGACAACGGCTTTCAGCGAAGATGCCGTCCGCGCGGCGGCAACGGCCATTGCGCCGTTCAAGACGCTATCAAACGAAATGGCAGGGCGAGTGCTGGTCGTTGCTCAAGACTTGGCAGCCCAATTCGGCGGCACCTTGACCGACAAAGCTCGTGTACTTGCCATAGCTTTGGAACGTCCCGAGGTTGGCCTGCGTCGGGTGCGAGCAGCGAACGTCTTCCTCACGTCAGCCCAGACGGAGCAGATCCAAACGATGCTAAAGCTAGGGCAGGTGGCAGAGGCGCAGGAAATGATTTTGACGATATCCGCAGAGAAGGGCCATGGGGCCGCCGTCAAAATGGCTGGCACACTCAAAGGCATCTGGACTCGCATCAAGACGGAGTTGGGAGAACTGTCCGAGGCTATGGGCGGCAAGATGATGGACAGCCTGAAGGCGTTCGGTGAAACAGCCATTGCAGTGCTGAAGGGCTTTCGAGACTTACTTGAGGGCGACACGCTTGTAGGCAAGATTGCTCAGATGGCGGCGGGGTTCCTTGCGTTTGCCATTGCTGGAAGCGCATTTGAGCGGGTCTTTTCTACAGTCAAGGGCTTGCTCTGGGAAACGCTCGGGCCGCTTGGCGATTTGCTCAGCAAGGAGGTCGTTGGCCTTGCGGGCGGTTTCAACTGCGCTGGCGACGTTCGCGATGCCCTGAATAGCATTGGAATTCAACGACAGGACCATCATTTCAA